ATCCACACCATCACCGATTGCGGTATATTTGATCACTGCAGATGTATCATCTACGATATTCGGAGACTCATACATGACTTTTACACGATCATTATCCAGCTTTTCGCTGATGGACATTGCAATCTGGTTGACCGCTGTTCCCATCGGGTTGCCATAACCGGAAAGCTGCGCCTCGTCTGTCAGGCGGACACCTTTACCGATTTTCTTGATACCATAAGATGCAGTAGTAAATGCCATTTTGCTCTTGTCGATCGGCTCTCCCTCTGCATACTCCTCTGCTTCACCGATGTAACCCCATTTTGGAATTGTCACCGTGCTGCCCGGCTGTCCCTGCAATGTATTATCAACTGTGATATACCCGGTCATTACCGCTTTCTTTTCCACTTTCGCATTGATCATATCAGACACAACCTGTGGATCAAATACGTCACCATTTACAAGTGTTGTAGTTTTGCTTAAATCTGCCATTCTCATTCATCCTTTCTTTTACTTTGTCAGTTTTTCATATAAATCCGGATTGCTTTCTCTCAGCTCCACTCTGGATTTATAACCCATTTTTGCAAATTCCTCTTTTGTTACAGAATCTTTTGGATCATCGCCACCCGGAAGTTTTCCATCATCCATGCGTCTGTATCCGTCATCACCATCACCGGAGGCTGTCTCAAACTGGTTCGGGCACTGTGTTTTCAGTGACTCCATTTTGTCTTTGAAGCCTTTGATCTGACCGTCCTCGCCAAGTTCCGGCTTCCAGTCACTGTCATGATTCAGTTTGAAGATCAGATAATCGATGTCAGTTGCCTTTGCTCCTTCTGAAAGCAGTCCCACCTTTAATGCAGCTTCCGTTTTTGCCTGCTGTAGTTCTTCCTGCTGCCGCGCAATGGTTGCTTCATACTCTGTAATCTTTGCCTGAACAGCGTCCTGTCCTTTTGTCGCTTTCTGGAGTTCTTCGATCAATTTCTGGCTTTCTGCATCCTTTACCGCCAAAGCATCATGATCGGTCTTTAATTTTCCGTATCTGATGTCCAAATTTTCCTCTGAAGCTGTGAAGATTTTATTTTCTTTCATACCATCGATAATTGCGGTTACCTGTTCGTCTGTAAGATTCTGTCCTTTTAATAATTCCTCTAATGTCATCTCATTGTTCCTTTCATCCTACAATTTTTACGAGTTATGTCTCGATTACAGTTGATATTTGCTGATGTTTTACGTCATCACTGACGAATATGACATGAATCAGTTTATTGTCATGATTCAGGACATAAGAAAAACACCCTTGCGGGTGCTGCATGCTATTTTACCCATAGCTGGGAGATATTCGGATCACCTGCCTTTCTATGCGACAATACTTTTGATTCCATATGCAATGGCGCAATCGTGTTCGATGATGCATCCACGGGCATCGTCCCATCCTGGTGCAAAATAAGCTACGTCTGCATCTGCCAGAAGCTCCAGTGATTTCCCAAGAAACCACAGTGGTTTTGCACCGACTGGTGCGCTCTGAAAAAAGGAATCAATCACTTCTACCGATTCTCCTACCAGTTCAGATGCAGATTCAATTGCTTTGGCTCGTTCTGCTTTGATTTCCTCGTCAGTCTTGCCACCCATCGGCTGGCTGATAAATAATTTTTTCATGTCTACCTCCTACTCCTCTGTATGGCATGTATTGGTTAACTTGCCGTATACATCTTCATACAGTTCCTGTTTGTCGCCGTTATAGGTGTACTCCGCATAGATGCCGTCCCCACTAATTGTGGTTGATGCCAGGCATTTATAGTTCTGGAGCGTTTTACATGTCCATACAACATAAACATTGCCAAGATCAATCTGTACCTCCGGTCTGTTCTTGTGGTACCATTCAACAAGTTTCTTCTGTGCAACACTCTCGAAGTGTGCCATTCCTGTGATAATCATGTTCTTTTACCTTTTCCTTTCTTAAAAATGGGTATAAAAATAACACATATTGCTATGTGTTATCCTGTACTTATTTATTAAATTGAAAATTCTACTTCCGTCTTTCCGTTATTGTTTCTGATTGTCAGATTCCCCTTCGCAATGATATCCATGCCAATTATAAAATCCACATTGTGATTTTCCAAAGGGAAGCCTGCAATTTTCATATTTTTAAATACAATGTCATCTGACAATCGGACATCAACGATATAATATAAAATATCCTGCTGCCCGATTGAACTTATCCCCACCCCTGTATCAACCGGATGCAGCCCCATCTTTCTTGCCATCCGCTCTGAAATACACGAGCCAGATGCACCCGTATCCCATAATGCATGTTCAATACGAAACCGTTCTGCATTATCCAGACATTCCTGAACACATAAAGACGTAATCAATCTGTTGGCAATCCCTGAATATCTGTTCGTAATTGTAGAATTTGCATACACAACGGAGTTTTCCACATCACATGATGGGCTCTTTTTCTTCGTATCTACTACTCCAATATATACTGTGTTATCCATACTTATTTTCTCCATCAAAAATACCACCAACCATTTCTGACCAGTGGTATCAGTGTCTATTTTTCCAAACTGTATAAATGATGCATACCACATAAAATATCACCGATATGACAAAGCATCCGATTTTGATTTTCAAATATAAATCAATCATACTTATTTCTCCAACTGCTTCCGCAGATATGCTTTATAATCATCCAGCCCTTTAAACTGATCATAATTATATGGTGAAGCATTCTTATGATATTTTTCTTTGTACTCCCTTTTTAACGTTTTAATTTCTTCGTCTTTTTGTATGGCTTCAACTATTTTCATTTTACTTTATTGCTTTTTAGAATGCCGTTCATATTCTTTTGCCACACGCTGCAAATCGGATGATAGCTGATCTATGCTGGTACTTTCCTGTAACTCATGAAGAATCTCCCCCATCGACATATTTAAATCGATTTTATAATCTGTTTCTATAAACCTGCTAAGTCCTGCATCAATATAGCCAAGCAATCCAGAAGCAAATTTGCTCCATTCCACATCTTGTCTATTCATCCCATATCACTCCTTAACGATTACTTTACCACGATTTAATATTACCACATGCTGTTTATTCTGAAAACCATTTAAAAGAATTGCATCATAACCTTTGACTGCAGCATAAGCTCCAACATTTCCAAGAATGTCCTGATATGCCTCTGGTTTATTGCCAACAATTTTGGGAATTCCCGTTTTTTCGTATTCTGTAAATATTTCTACAAAATCAACTGTTTTTACATCATCTGTTAATAACATTTCAATAATTCGACCAGAATCATCTTTGCCAGCATAGAGTTCTGCTACTTTCCTATCTTTATCTGCATAGGTACCATATCCGTAAACTCCGCGGCCAGCATACATTTTTCCATATTTAAACGCTTCTACCATATCTTTTGCAGACATGTCAGAAGTGCTTGCAACTCCCCGGTACCAAACCTGTTTTTTTACTTTTTCATTTTCAAATTCTGCATCAGAAATCACCCTCGGCAAAGCATCATATTTTAACTTAAAATTCAAATAGTCTGTAATTGGATCACCATTATCATATTTTAATACCGAAACATCATCCAATAATTCTTGACCGTATTTCTTTGCCTTTTCAATTGTTTCTTCCTGTGTGAGAATATCTGCAGCATCTACATTATTTTTTATCGTTTTTTCTTTTCTGTCCTCATACTGCTCCGCTGCTTTAAAATATTTCTCCTTAAAATCTTCAAAATCCTTTGTCTTGTCAAGTCCAAAGAACTCTGCACGTTCTTTCAAGGTATTCAGCTCATCTTCATCCAGTTCCCATCTGGCTCGTTGGAGCAGTGCGCACCTGCAGTTACAATCCTGTGCAGCGATTCCAAACATTCCCGGCGCATCTGCCTGCATTCCACCAACCTCAAACGGCTCATCCAGTTCTCTGATCTGACCGTCCAGCATCCGGTGCGTTTCTCTGGTTCTGTCATCCAATGTTGCATCCCATTGTTTTACGATGTCTGCACCATGGTCCTTTGCCACCTGCTGTGCATCCATAGCTGACTGAATCTGTATCCGATGCCCTTCTGTCCGGACAATCCGCATTGCATTATTGTAAGCTTTTGAAAATTCTGTGGTTTTAAATGATTTTGCCAACTTTTTAGCCACTTCATTCCAGGTAAAACCTGCAGCAATTCCCCGGGACACTTCCGCCCGAATAGATGTCTTTAATTTTCCAACATCCTCTCCCAGCCGGTTATACAGTCCTTTACTGATCTTGGAATCTGTCTGTATTGCCCGTACCACAGCTTTCTGGTCAATCGGCATGATAAGCGGAATATCCTGACCATGCAGATCATACATCACACCAATATAGCCATCCTGATAGCACCGGGACAGGTAATCAGACACTGTCGAATAGGAATCAGACTGCAATGCTGTCAAGATTCCCTCCAGCTGCTGCCGTATTGCTTCCTGATACCGCGTCTGGTAGATAATAGATTGCAGATTTTCCAGATCGGTTCTAGCAGACAGCTCCATGATTTTCTTTTCACAGTCCATCAATGCCCGCCGGTATACCTGTTTCAGTTCATTCAGCGTTCTCTTTTCTCTATTCAGTTGGCTCTGGAGTACCGCCTTTTGTTCCTTCGTCATCTGCCTTCACCCCGTCCAAAATGTTCTGCGCCCTACTCAAATCATTGTCTGCTTCGTCTGGATCAGGAAACTTATCTTTGATTTCCTCATAATCGATATCTAGGACATCACAGATATTTTTCATCAGTGTTTCATTGTCAAGCTGTGCTGCCAGTGACAGCAGTGTATTAATACGTGTCTGCTGCTCCTGTGCATTATTCAAAGCAATCTGCGCATTTTCCTGTTCATTTGACATTACTTCATGGCTAAAATCGAAATGTACCTGGCTGGTCAGATACGCAGTTTTGTTTTTCTCATTAATCTCATCGATTACCAGCTTCACAAGTTTGCGTAGCATCTGTTTTAACTTAATTTCCAGTTTTGAACATTTCAGGTCCAGCAAAGAGTATGCAGCCTTAATTGCAATGTTGGTGGTTGCGTTAGTATCCTTTAGACTGGCGGTATTCAATCCCATTCCAAAGCGATAGATGTTCTTCTCATCCAGATTTAACTTTGTCTCTCTGGCCTGATACGGGACATCTACGGTATATACCTCTATGCCGCCATCATCATCTACGCCAACCATTTTCTTTGTTTTCAAATTCTGCTGCAGTTCGCCAAGA